TTTTATTCTAGAGCGTTTGCGGGTAACACACAGAACAGAGGGTGTGTTGGGGGTTGATATTGGGGGAAGCTGGTTGGGCCATGATGTGGAGTTGACATTATGAGTTTGCCTACTTTAGCAGCCCCGCAAGTTTTTAAGCCACTAGCTCTACAAGCAGAGTTATCTCGACTGTTAGCAGCTTTGCAATTGCGCATGCAGGATCCGTTAGGGGGTAATGAACCTAGCTATAGCATGCCGTTGCCTTCTGATCCGGTTTATCAGGTGCTTTCTACGGGCGCTTATCGTTACCAATTCCAAATGCAGGCCATTAATGAGGCGGTTGAATCAAATCTACTTTTATATGCACGCGGATCTGATTTGGACCATTTGGCGGCTTTTTACGATGTACGGCGTTTAGAGGGTGAAGCGGATGATGCGTTTAGAGGTCGAGTGCAGCTTAGTATTCGTGGTTGGTCACCCGGAACGCATGAATACTATGAGTCTCAGGTAAGGGGGTTGTCGACTTCAGTACGTGATGTTCTGGTTGATGTGCCAGATACACAGGAAATTGACAAGAAAGGCTGGATTTATATTTCCATTATGACCAACGAGGGTAATGGTCAGCCTTCTGATGCATTTTTAATGCAGGTTTTTAATCATTTAATCAGTCCTAAGGTTCGGTTGATTAATGACACTATTGTTGTGCAGTCCGTGGATCTAGTTCCGATTGATATTGATGCATCAATCTGGAAGACGCCAAGTGCAATTCCTGGGGTGATTGAGCGTTTAGAAACTAGTGTGCCATTGGCATTTGATCAGTCACGTGGGCTAGGTTGGGATGTGTCACCTTCTTGGTTTTCAGCCGTTTTACAGCAAGATGGAGTTAAGAAATCTGAACTTTCATTGAAGCATGATGTGGTGATTGAGCGCAATCAATGTGCGTATCTACGCAACTTCAGATTACTGGACAAGGGTGTGTCATGGTAGCTCCCTGTCGGAGTCTTTTACCTCTTAATTCCAGCCGAACCCGTTTTTTGGAGGCGCTTGAATGCACTATTATTCCGCCTACTGATTTGGATGTGTCAATTCGGCAGTTGCGCGGCATCAAGCTTGACCCACCTGATATCCTGCTGCCTTACTTAGTCTGGGAATACGGCCTCACAGCTATCGTGCCGTACTTGCCGAACCTGCGAGTGGTCATCCGTGATGGCCTGCTATGGCAGAAAGAACGGGGCACAGAGGCAGGGATTCGCCGCGCCTTGGCTTGGATCGGGGTTGATCCTGATAAAGTGGAAGACGAAATTCCCGGTGTGCATTGGAATGAATTGCAACTAGATACAGGGGTCGTGCCTAGTGCTGAGCAACTGCGGCGCATTATTGCCTTGACGAATATGAGCACACCTGCTCGTACTAAACTCAAGCGTTTGTATCACGGCTGTGATCGGCGGCGCTTTATCTTGGATGCTTCACGCTGGGGGGATTTACTCGACGATTACAGTGGTATACGCCCACCCGAATATAACGGGCTGGTGTTGAGCTTTTGCCATCGGATAAAAACGAGTGTGCAAGAGCCGATGGACGTCGAGGAAGAGTCTCATTGGCTCATTTTTGGCGCAGAGGCCAAGTTTATCAATGCGCCCCTGTTGGATGAAGATGCTGTATTCGGCGAGTTAGCACTACCGAACCATCCTGCCTATGTCACTTTGTTGTTTGCTCAAGCTCTACGGTATTTGCCTTTAACAACATGGCTACAAGACCGCTGGCAACAACAACCTTGGAATGCGACGCGCATGACCAGCGGGGCAGGGGTGAAGCTCCATCATAGCACTAGCATTCCTTCACCGGCTGCGCAGACGGGAGGTCTTAACAGCTTCTTAAACCATTCTCAAACTATGCAGTTTGAGCGCTCAGTGGCGACGGGAACGAGCCATGTGAATGGTAGCGTATCTGCTCCTTATACCCCACCGTGGCGTCAAAACACATGGACGCGACACGCATGGACAATTGATATTTTAATAGCGAGTGATGCCGCATGAGTGCAGTGTTAGTCAATGACGGACGGGTCTTACTCGCCGAAGCCATCAAAAACCGCCCCAGCTTTTTAGGTTTAGGAACAGGGGAGCTTACTTGGGGTGATCAACCACCTCCACCACCGGCCAGCTTACTAGAGTTAGTTGCCCCAGTGGGCTACAAAGCAGCGAAGCAGGTGAGCTATGTTACGCCTGACGAAACAGGTGAGATCGTGCTGCCCACCGGCAAGTATAACTACAGCGAAAGCCCGACGAATTACCTGTATTACAAATTTGATTTGGATTATGCCGATGGTGGCACAGCCGATTTACGCGAATGGCATGTGTATGTGGATGCTGCCACGGTAGCAAACTTGCCCGTCGCGCAAACATGGTTCACGCCCGCACAGATGCAAGCACGCGGTCGCTTACTCCTGTCAGAGCGCCGTAAGCCTATGCCCTTTGACTCGACTGTACGGGCGGTCTTTGAATTTGTGGTGATTTTCTGATGCGCGTCCCTAAATCCTATATTCGTGATACCCGAAACTGGGAAGAAATTCAGTACCGGGCCAGCCATGCCTTGCAGTCGGCTGAGCTAAACGAGCAGCAAAAAATAGCAGCAGATGCCCTCAAAGGGATTGGTGACTCGATCCTCAGCGACGGTAATCGTGTAGTGGGGGCTGATATCAATGTCAATAAAGACAGTGGATTCACGACCTTAACCGCCGGAAAAATCTATATCCGTGGCCGAGTGCGTGAAGTGGGTGCGGCCAGTTTCACGATTCCGGTGGTAGGGACAGTGATAGTGGGCGTTTTCTTACGCGAACGCTTAGAAACCGAACTACAAAATCCGGCATTACGCGACCCTGCACCCGATACCCGCAACTATGGAGAGCCGGGAGCCGCCCGCTTGTTGGCGCACTTGGAATGGGGCTTTGGTGGCGGTGATGGCTTCTATGGCGTGTATACCGTGGTGGATGGGGTAGTTAGAGATAATCGACCCGCCCCTGAGTTTGACGGTATTTATGAAGTCGTGGCTCGTTATGATCGTGAGTCAAATGGCTCGTATGTGGTGCACGGCTTAGCACTCACTTATCTGGGCGAAGAATCGGTACTGATTGATGCTGTGCCTGTACTGCATCAAGTTTATTCCTTGGCTGCTGGCAAGGCGCATGTAAATGGTTATGAGGTTGAATTACCTTATGCCTTGCGTTTGAAGTATCCGCTCAATCGTGATTTACAATTGGTCGAAAGTGAACCCAGTTTGTTTACGCCTGCGGCTAATGGGCAGATGCGGATTAATACACACCAAGCGCCGCTGGTGCGGGTCGTTGACTTGGAGATCACCGAAGAGAAAACGGTGAGCCTCACGCATGGGGCGTATTCCGGGGTGCGTGACCCCTTGCCCGATACCGCTGTCTTAGAGATTCGCAGCGTCAAGCAAGGCTCAACGACGTATCAAGTGGGTATTGATTACACCCTCACAGGCGCGTTGGTGGATTGGACGCTGAGCGGGGCAGAACCCTCGCCGGGCAGTACGTATACCGTCACTTATCGGCATCAGCGCAAAGTGCAGCCCACAGGTGTGGATAGCACAGGTTTCAGTGTCGCCGGTGCAGTACCAGGGACGTTGGTGTTAGTCGATTATGAATGGGCGTTACCGCGTATTGATATTCTGACTTTAGACAAGCATGGGCTGGTACGTAAATTAAACGGTATACCGCACGCCTATCGCGCACCAGTCCCCACCCCGCCGACGGTACAAATCAAGCTAGCCACGATTTATCAGAATTGGATGGCTGGCCCGACGGTTAAGAATGATTCGGTACAAGTGGTCGCTATGGATGATTTGCGCAATATGCGCGAATGGATCTATGACTTATATGACTTGGTGGCGATTGAGCGCTTAAAAACCGACGCAATTGCCAAAGAACCCACCAGCAAGCGTGGGATTTTCGTAGATCCTTTCCTTGACGATGACATGCGTGACCAAGGCTTGGAACAGACAGCAGCTATCGTCAATGGGGAATTGCAACTGGCGGTTGATGTCGATGTGTTTGATCTCACGGGCACGCCCAAGCTCTTGGATTACACACTGGAGTCGGTATTAGAGCAGCTCGCTCAAACTGGCATGATGCTGGTCAATCCGTATCAAGCCTTTGAGCCAATTCCGGCTGAGGTCACGTTAATTCCTCCGGTCGATTTCTGGACAGAAGAAGCCTCCAATTGGACATCGCCGGAAACCGTCACTATCAGCTCCGGTACGGGGGGCAATTCGGCTACCTTAACCGATACCCGCACCGAAATCACGCGGGTACAAACGCTGGATGCACAGACGCTGCGGGTTCGTGACGTGGAGATTCGTATCAGCGGATTCGCACCGGGTGAGCGCTTGACTGAAACCCGCTTTGATAATATTCCGGTGGAGGTAGTGTCGCTATGACCTTAATCGCTGATAGCAATGGCATGATTCGCGGGAAGTTCACCATTCCTTCCAATGTGCCTGCAGGTACGCGAGCAGTGACTGTAAAGGGTGAACGGGTCAATGGAGTGGCTAGTTATACCGGCGCGGGCGTCGTTAATGTTGTGGAGCGTCGCCGTGTAACCACCAATACGACGATCAATTGGAATGATTTGGTGGAGATTACCAATATCGACATCACCAATATTGATATTACTAACATCGACATCACCAATATTACCAACGTGACTAACGTCACCAATGTGACGAATGTCAGTAATGTCAATCAAACCATTGACCCCTTAGCTCAAACCTTTCGCTTGAACGTCGCTCGGCATGTGGCTGGAGTCGATCTGTGGTGTAAGCAAAAAGGCAGCTTAACGCTAATGGTGCAAATCCGTGAAACCACGGCGGGCTTGCCGAATAGCACCGTCTTGGCTCAAGCGCGGATACCTGCCTCAGTCTTATCACTAACCGATGCGACCCGCATTAGCTGGGAGCCGGTGTGGTTAGAAGCAAATCGGGAATATGCACTCGTGGTATTGACCGACGACCCGCTGCATGCAATTGCAGTGGCTGAAGTCGGCAAGCTCGATCCGGTGCGAGGTTGGATTACGGCTCAGCCCTATCAAGTAGGTGTGTTGTTATCGTCTGCGAATGCCAGTACATGGACACCTCATCAATTAGCCGATATGACCTTCCGCTTGCTCGCGGCTAAATTTGCGCCCACCACTAAAGTAGTGAATTTGGGGAGTCGGAATTTAAACGGCTATACCGATCTGCTCTTGAAAGCCACCGTGGAACGTACCTCTGGGGGTACGGAAGTGAGCTTTAAAGTAGGGGCACTGACGCTTAAAGAGGGTACACCGCTGTCATTGCCCGTTGCTTTGGTGGGTCAGCAAGCTGTGAGCGTGGAGCTAACAGGCTCTGAGCGTAACAGTCCAGTGCTGTATCCGGGGGTACAACTGTTGGCGGGCAAACTGCGTAGCTCAGGCACGTATATTTCCCGGGCTATACCCTGTGGTGTGAACGCTCGCGTCGTGCTGCGCTTTGAAGCGCTCTTGCCCGGCCAGTCGGGCGTCACCGTTGAATTGGAAATCAATGGCATTTGGACGGTGATTCCGCTCGCTGAAGGTGAGCCAGTGGGCGATAACTGGGTAGAGCGTACTTATTTAAAAACTCCGGTCAGTAGTGACGAAGTGCGAGTGAGATTAACGCTCACCGGCTCAGCGGCTGATCGTCCAAAAATCCGCAAACTGAGGCTAATGACAACCGATGCCGAATAACGACACAGCAAACCGTGGCTATCCCTTGCCACATCCCGAAAACATCATGGCCGAGGATGCAACCCGCATTGCGGAAGCGATCACGGAGATTGATGCCGATATGCAGGCCGTACAGCAAATGGCAGCGGCAGCGGATGATACCTTGCCTTTGCCGGTGAGCGGCCTATTAGCAAAAAATGTCCGCTATTTCCTGCCAGCGGGTGCTCAGGTCACCATGCCCTCGGCTGGTTTGCAAGACGGGGATTGGGTGGAGTTCGTGAGAGATGGTGATATGACTGCACAACCGGCTATCCTTGTATTTGGTCATCCGGTGCAAGACATACCGGCAGGGACGCATAGCTATAACGCGAATGTTAACCGCCGCTTTACTTATAAAAATGGGGAGTGGTTGTAATGGCTGATTTATTCCCAGCAGGCTATGACCCGACCCAGCTCGAAGATGATGCGGCACATGCCCGCACCAGCGCAGCGAGTGCTGATAATAAACTAACCACCGTCGGTACGAATGCAAGTACCGCCGCGACCCAAGCAACGGCGGCGAATACTGCCGCTGCGGCCGCGAAGACAGCGGCTGAAAGCGCGAAGGCGATGCTCGAAAATGGTACGTCCGGCAATGCGGCTTTAAAAGCCAAATTGGATGAAGTGCTCACTAATTTAGCGACCGTTAAAGCTTATACCGATTCAGTCGAAGGATCGTTGGCGACTATTGCAGGGTATACCGATTCAGTAGAAGGAACGCTCAGCTCTATCTGGGGTGATGGGTATTACGGGTTAGTGGGAGCACGTAATGAAGCCAGTTACGGACGTGTTGCATTACGCACACAGATGGATGCTCTATTTAACAATTACACATGGGGACATGGTAATTACGGCCAAGTGGCGGCGCGTGATGAAGCAACATGGGGTCGGGTCGCTATTCGTAACCGAGTCGAGGATGTGTATGGACAGGCTAACGCTGCTAATGCCGCCGCAGCGACTGCGCGGGATAATGCTTGGCATGCTATTGATGCTCGGGCATGGGTTCATGCGGCAGTTCATGGAGGGAATGCGTGGTCATTGCCGCAAATCCGCGCGTTGTTAGATGACATTCGTAACATTGCTATCGCAGCGCGTGATAACGCGGCGGCGGCGAATAGTAATGCAGCAGCAGCGAATAGTAATGCAGCAGCGGCTGTGGCGACTCGTTATTCGGGGACTGCGTACTATGGCACGGATTGGGGGCCAATGACTTATAACCTGATACTAAACAAGGTGGCATAAATAAATGATTATTGCAATTAATAAACAAACACGTGCATTAACATATTGGGCTAGTCAGCCAGAGTTGCAGCAACATGCTGCAATAGCAGATCAAAGTGCAGGAGAAGCCATCTATGAAAATGAATCGGGTGAATTTATTGTAGCGACAGAGCAGCCTGATGGCTGTTTAAACGTGCTAACCCGCGCGAGTGTTGATCAGCGGGTAGTCAATGGAAGCTGGCAAACGCCCATTGTTACGACGGATGCGGCTAATGATCCCGTGCAAAGTGTGGATTTATCGGTCGTTCCTACCACTCGTTTCTTGCGAGAACTGCTGACGCTGCAAACCTACGGCGCAATGGAGGTCGCTGAAACCGGACTGTCCGCGAAATTCGCGGCAGGTACTGCAACTGCGCAGGACATCCAGTTGCTGGGGATGTTCAGAGCGGCCAAGGCGTGGATCAATAGCGCGTCGACTATTAATCTCAACGATCCGCTCGTGGCGCAGATTTTAGATGCGTGTATCGCCATCCCTTACATTGGCCTCACGGCTGAGGATAAGGCGCGGATTTTGCGGAATGAGGGTAAAGTAAATGTCTGATCAATTTTTGCATGGTATTGAGGTTATTGGGGTTGACAATGGTTATTCCATTATTGAAACACCTCGTGCGGGCGTTATTGGTATTTTGGGTACAGCGCCCGGTGCGAATAGTGACAAGTTCCCCTTGAATACACCGGTGCTCATTCCGGGTTTAGCTAGTGATATTGCAGCATTGGGAGAAACGGGAAGCCTGCCCTTGGCATTGCGCTTGATGTTTCGTATTGCAACCCCGATGGTGGTCGTCGTGCGGGTGGAGGCATCTGCTGATGCAGATACGCAATTGGCAAATTTGGTCGGGTCTAATGTCACGATGGGTTTTAGCACTGGTGCGTATGCTTTATTGGATGCGCCTGCTCGTGCCAAAATCGTGCCGCGTATTCTAATTGCTCCTTGGTTTTCACACATCGAGCAAGTGGCAGATACTTTAATTAGTGTCGGTGACAATTTGCGGGGGATCGTGTTTGCGGATGCGCCTGCGGGTGAAACAGACACTTATGTGCAAGCCTTAGACTACGCCGAACGCTTGACCCACAAGCGTGCTAATCCGCTTTGGCCGTTTGTAAGTATGTATGATTCGGTGACTGCCCGTTTACAAAGTGTGCCAATGTCAATTCCGTGGGCTGTAGTTGAGTCACAGACCAATTATTACGATTCTTCATCGAATACTCCAATGTTACTCATTGATGGCATTTCTAAGTCGGTTGGTTATGGACGTGACAAGCGCAATACTTTGTCGAATTTGCTTAATGAGAAAGGTGTTGGGACGGTCATTTTTGATGAGGGTTTCCGCTTGTGGGGGAATAGAACTGCCGATCCTACCAGTATATGGCGTTATCGGGCGCATGTGCGCTTAGATGATATGGTCTGTGAGGCATTGTTGCAGGCTAATTTACGTATTGTGGATAAACGGATTACACCAATGTATGCCGCAGGCGTGACAGAAGATATTAATGCGTATCTGCGTCATCTAGCTAGTCCTGTGGTGCAGGCGATTGCAGGGGGTAAGTGCTGGTTTGATAAAAGCTTGAATACGGCAGATGAGATGGACGCTGGGCATGCATATTTTACCTTCGACTATGGTCGCTTTGGCATTGCTGAGCATGTGCAATTAATTCGCAAAATTAATCAAACTTATGTCGAGGAGGTTTTTGCAAATGCTGCATGATGTCATCAAGTTACTCCAGTTTTCACTGGCGGATAACACTTACGTTGGGCGTGGTACGTTTAAAGAGCCGTCGATTGCGTTTAAGACAGAAGCTGATGAAAACTCATACATTGGCATTGATCAGATTACTGGTCTCAATGCGCTGTCTGCTGAGATTAGCTTGTCCGGGTTTTCACCCGAAGCACTCAAATTGGTGGGCTTGTGTAGCGGTAAAACTAAGCGCTTGATTGGGATGGCCTCATTTGATACACCAAACTGCGAGGCAAGCAGCTATAAAGTGATTATTGAAGGGGTTCTTACAGAAGTGCCTGGTGCGGAGATTAAGCCGGGTCGTTTTGAAAAACGCACGTTTAAGGTCGGGTCTATTCGCTATTACAAGCTGGAGATTGGTGGTAGTTTGATTTATGAGATAGATCGTAATAATCATATTGTGATTGTCAATGGCGTGGATTTGATGGCTCCACATCGTGCTAATGCTGGTTTGTAGGGGATAAGGTATGTCAAAAGACAACAGAGTGTACTCAGAGCCGGTGGCAGCACCCAATGATGGTATTTCTGCTCAGCCAGTTGATACGCAAAAAGAAAAACCAGTATCTGGTTACGAGGGCAGTAATAGCTATCGGCTAGTTGATCCTTTGTTACATGATGGTACGCCTCTAACGTTAGATGGTAAGGTCATTGAGCAATTGTATTTGCGTAAATTACGACCAATTGAGTGTTCGGGAATTAACTTAGTGGATGTGGGCATGGCTGATATTGGTGTGGTGTTGGAGATGCTCAAACGTAGCTCGTCACCCTCACTGGGGGATCGTGTCTATGATTTGGATTTGCCAGTACTGACTGAAGCTGCAGGGGTCTTCAAACGTTTTTTTACCGAGAGACGCTCATCGGGGTCACTGACAGCCGCAACCTGATGGTAGATATTATGATGGTTTGGGGTGGTGGCTTTGATTTTGAGCGGCATTGCACCAGCTTTGACGATTTGATTGATTGGCGCAACCGTGCTGTTGCTGCCTATAACAAACTGCATGGAGCTAAAACATGAGTCAAGCTGCCCAGCAAGCCCTTAAAATACTAATTAGTGGTGACGTTGACCCTCGCTTTAACAGTGTTTTCTCTTTGGCGGATCGGCGTCTTGCCGAGACGGGGAAGCAGATGCATGATCTTAAGCAAAAGCAATCTTTGTTAAGTCGCTTTGAGATGTCAACTGCAGGTATTAATAAGACCACCGCAGCTCTGAAAAAGGCACAGGAGCGTAGTGAGGCTCTACGTCAATCATTGCAACGCCAGCAGGAGTTGTTGCGCAATTCAAGGGATGCTGAGGCAGCTATTAAAAAAACCGAACGTGCTTTAAGTTCTGCCAAAGATAAGGCAGAAAAACTGCGTAAAGAAATATCAGAAAAAATAGCTAATGGTTCAACAGAAGGATTGGGTAAGTTACAGCAAAACTTGGCTGCAACTGAATCAAATATTGTAGGTCTAGGGCAAAAGTTAGTTGAACAAACGTCAATTTATTCTCAGTATCAAGAAGAATTACGTAAAACAAAAACCAATGTTGAGCAAACCAAAGCAGATATTAAAGCGATGGACGATCAGGTTGAGCATCTAAACCAGTCGCTGGAAAATCAGAAAAAAAAATTAAAGCAGCAGCAAGAAGCGCTTGAGCGTTCTGGCGTCAATATGAGTAACTTAGCTGAGGAAGCAAGAAGAGCCTCTGAGGCCTTGGAGCAAACTACGAGAGACTATAATCGGTTAGAGAATGCTCGCACGATAGATGAGCGGCAAGCACAGCAAGATGCCGAACGCCGCCGTGCAAGAGGGGAGGCTGTACGAAATGTTGAAGCAGGTATGGGTATTATTAGTAGTACCATCAGTGAGGTTGGTCGATTTGTCGCAGCTCCGGTGAGTACGGCTGCTGAAAATGAAAAAGCGATTCGGGATGTGGCGATTACGGCTGGATTTGCGCAGACTGAGAAAGAGGATGCTTTACGTAATTTTGCTAGCGATGCGTCGATTGATTACTACCAAAAGCAGGAAAAAATTAATGAGGCCTTAGGCGCTTTGGCGGCTAATGGTGTTACTGATTTGAATGAGTTTCAGCGCTACACCGCGAATGCTGCTCAATCAGCCAGTGCTTGGAATGCCGATATTACGGACATGGCCAATCTGCAGTTTACGGTCAGTCGTAAATTTGGCGTGTCGGCTGAAGATATGAAAAAAGCCATCAATGTCATGGCAATTGGCGGTAAAGAAGGGCAGTTTGAGCTTAAAGATCAAGCTAAATGGATGAATGATCTAGGTTCTATGTTTGAGAACTTAGGTGTGAAGGGCTTGGAAGGCTTGGCTTCAGCCTCTGCGTATTTGCAGGTGGCGCGTTTGGGGGCAGGTACTAACGATGAGGCTGCCAATAATATGCGCAACTTCCTAATGAAGTTGACTGCACCGGATACTGCCAAAGATTTTGCGGGTGTAAATTTTGCGCTTGGCCGCAAATTAACCGAAAGTGATAAAAAAGCAGGCGTAAAAGGTGAGGATTTACAGGCATTATTGAAAGCTGAAGTTGCCAAAGGTTTTTCTCCTATCGAGGGCATGGTTAATGTTGTTAAGCAGTACATGCAGTCCGCCGGTTTAAAGGCTGAATTGGAAAATATACGTTTAGCTAAAAATGATGATGAGGTGCAGAAAGCTCTTGGAACGTTATCTGAAGCAGGTGCTTTGGGGCAATTATTCCAAGACATGCAAGCTATGAGTTTTGTGCGTGCTGCCTTACAAAATGAAGCTAAATACAAGGAAGTGAAGGACAGGGCATTAACTGAGGGTATTAAAAAAGATGTGCTCATGGAGGACTTTCAGGCAGCAGTTGATACTTCGGCGAAAAAGATAGAGGCCGTTGGCCGCCAATGGGATGCCTTGTTGGACAAAACGGGGCAATTCTTTAAAGGTGGTACGGATCAGGTATTAGAGTCTACCGTTGATGTTTTAGATGTTGGTTTTTATGAAGCAGGTGCCCGTTTGGGGCGAAAGCTATTTGGTGATGATGATGATGAAAAAAAGCCAAGTAGCCCTGTGGTTGCAGGCCAACGCGCTTTAGGTGGCCCAGTGTTACCGGGCAAGATGTATGAAGTCAATGAGCAGGGTATGCCGGAGTTATTGAATGTATTCGGCAGGCAGTACTTGATGATGGGCAGCGAAGAAGGGTTTGTCACTCCGTTGGGGGGGGTGGGTCAATCAGGTTTGATGGCTTTGCAAGGGGAATCAAGTCCTCGCTGGTCGGGAGTGAACGCCGATTATGTTGGGTTGTGGATTGATCGGGCTATTTTAGATTGGAGACAACGCGATTGGACCTTGCCTTCTCCGCGTATTGATGAGTGGATCGAGCAAGCATGGAAAGATTGGACGCAGCGTGATTGGTCAATTCGTGGCGATTTATTCCCAGAAATTGGCGCATTTTTCCGCCAGTGGCATACACAGTGGTCGGGTTTATTAGCATCCGCGCAACAGGTGTCAGGCGCGATATTGAGTGCTGCTAGTGGTTTAGATACAGGAGTTGGAGCATCGCAGCCTTTAGATTATATCATTGGAAAGACCAAAACTGATAAAGGGAGGAATCAAGGGCAGGCAGTCAACATGAGTCTGCCTCCCGAAGCTCGTGCTTTGCTGGACACTATCGCAGGCACAGAGTCACCGGGTTATAACGTAATTTATGGTGGTCGTCGTTTTAGTGAATACAGTGATCATCCACGTATAGATGTGCCGATCCGTAGTGGGCCTAACAAGGGTAAGACTTCATCCGCCTCGGGGCGTTATCAGTTCTTGGGGTCAACTTGGGACGTTATGGCTCAGCAACATAATTTGAAGGATTTTAGCCCAGAAAATCAGGATAAGGGTGCATGGGAACTTGCTAAACGTGATTATGGACTGAGAACAGGACGTGACTTATTGGCAGATTTAAGGTCAGGAGATGCAAAAAGGATGGCAGGTGTGGGAGTTGCTCTTTCACCGACATGGACTTCTTTGCCGTCTGGAATTGAGGCGGGGACTAATACCGCACGCTTCAATCGTGAATTTGCAATGAACTTGGCGGGTCAGCGTGCTTACGGTGGGTCAGTGCAGTCCGGCCAGTTGTATGAGGTGAATGAGTTAGGTATGCCTGAGTTGTTATATGTAGCGGGGCGAGAGTTTTTAATGATGGGGCGGGAAAGTGGGTTGGTTAAACCCTTAGAAACAACGAATACTGAATTGGAAAGTGGTTTGTCACACAGTTTGTTTCAAGGATTAACGCCTTTTCAAACAGAACCTACAAATCTTGCTGTTGCAGCGCCGATGACTCAGCATTTTAGTTACACGATACAAGTAGTTCAGCAGGCTGGAGAAAGCCAAGAGGCGTTGGTGCGCCGGTTGGAACGAATGATTCTGGATGGCCAGCGGTTTAATCACAATGCTTTATATGATGCACCTGGGTATTGACTATGGCAGTGATGTATAGTCTAGGTAAGTTTTTATTTTCCAGCAAAACGATTGTTCCCACGGGAGTCGTGCATGGAATGAGTTATAACTGGCAAAGTGTTGATCGAAATGGCAGGCGACCTGCTCGCCAGCCAGTGGGTGTGGGTTTGGAGACGGTCAGCTTGCAGGGGGTTACTTATCCTTGTGAGTTACCGATTGCGTGGACGTTTGATGAGTTACGTGTACAAGCGAATGAGATGCGTCCATTGACATTGATTAGTTTTGGTAGTCGTGAGGCGGGTAATTGGGCGACTGTTCTGGGGCTTTGGACGATGGATGATTTAAATGAGGATCGACAGGCGCTATGGCCAAACTCTGATCCGCGTAAGATCCAGTTTTCGCTAAAATTAAGCTTCTATGGTTTGGATGGGCAAGATGGTGCTTGGTCATGGCGGCGATAATTTATACAACTCGTGAAGGCGATGTTTTAGATAAAATTTGCCATCGTCATTACGGTACTGCTCGTGGTACGACTGAAGTGGTATTGCAAGCTAATGATGGGTTATGTCTACGTGATCCGGTATATCCTGCTGGTGTGAAAATTGTGTTGCCTGATGTGGTGACTACTTCGGCAGTGGTTGACTATTTGCGGATATGGAGCTAATGGAACGTGCCTATACAATAGAAATTGGTGGGCGAGATGTCAGTGGTATTGTCAATGATCGCTTAGTTAGTCTAACCCTGTCTGACAACGAAGGTCTTGAATCTGACACTTTATCATTGACGCTGGATAATCGAGATTTTCGAATTCCCATTCCCAATGCTGATGAACCGCTCAAGTTATGGTTGGGGTATCAAGGGCGGCTTGCTTTTATGGGGCTGTTTTTGGTGAATGATGCGCGTTTGATGGGCAGGCCTCACCTAATGACGGTGGAATGTCGGGCGGCTGATATGAAAGAGTCGCTAAAAGAGCCTAAAACACGCTCTTGGAATGAAAAGACTTTAGGTGCAATCGCTCAGCAGGTTGCACGAGAGCATCAGTTAATACCCGCCATTAGCCCGCGCTTGTCCGCCATTACTTTTCCGACCGTGCTGCAAACGGATGAGAGTGATCTGAATTTGCTAACGCGCTTGGTAACCCCACATGACGGTATGATTAAACCATCCTATGGCTCTTTAGTCGTGGTTGAGCGCGGCAATGGTTTGACTGCATCAGGGCAGTCAATGCCTACAATATTGATTCGTGAGTCTGATTTGCAACCTGGTTATCAGATCCATCCGCGTGCACGGCCTCGTTATCAGTCGGTTAGCTGCGAATGGTATGACGTGACCACTGGTGCATCGGGGAAGGCTGTTGCGACCCTAAAGCCGGGCAGTGCGATTGTGAGTAAGTCAAATTTTCAAATTAGGGAAAAGGTTGCCACGGCTGCTTTAGCAAATAGTCGATGTGAAGCTAAGTTAAAGGAGTTGGCTCGTGGCACAATAGAGGCTAGTTTCAGTACGGCCATCGGGGACAATCGCTTATTAGCGGGTACTAAGTTAAAGCTAGGGGTAGGGTTTCATCCCGAGTTTATTGGTTTGGAGCTGAGTATTAAGTCAGCTCAGCATTCGGTAGCTGGTGCTTATATCACATCGGTGACAGCGGAGCGGGCAAATTAGCAGTTGAAATCAGGGGTACTGAGGTAAGCTTGTTGTTCTGTTGAGGTAAAGCGGTTTGTAGTGGCGTGTCAAGGTTATCCGAAATCGTTTAAGTAATATAGCGAAACCGATATTGATACAACCCCAGCTATCTCCAATATCGTAATTAATTAAAAGCCGCGCTTGCCTAGCAGATGCTTATTAGCATGAGCATGCTATATGCATGATTATCAACTCCAGCGAAATTCCAAAAACCGCTCATTGTTTAATAGATGCGGGTAAAACTGTGCGTGATTTGCATATTGCATTGGTAGGGCTTGAGGATGGTATTCGCTTGCAGTCAAGCGGAAATTGTACGGTTCAAAACTGCGTGATTGATGATGCGGCGATTGCTGTTATTCGGCAACAACCTCATCGTGACGCGATTCAACTCATTCCTGAAGATAAAAGTCTCGGTTGGCGTAGCCAGTTTACTGGTGCTCGCTTGATCAATGCTGGCGTGCATCACTGCCGAATTGATGGTGGTTTGGGGATGTTGCAAGGAATCTTTGCTGGGGATGGTTTGTTGGAATTAGTGTCGATTACAAATAATGTGATCGACACTAATTCTATGCACCAAATATCACTTTCGGGT